AGGCCATCGCGAACATCTATGCCGACCGGACCGGGAAAGACACTGGGACGCTCCGGAGCATGATGACCCGCGAAACATGGATGGTTGGTCAAGAAGCAGTCGATCAGGGCTTCGCGGACACGGTTCTTGAAGAAGAAGGTCCGAAACTGGCCGCCAGTGCTGACAGGAAAACCCTTCTGGTCGCAGGAGTGCATCACGATGTATCTGCATTCCATCTTCCCGACATGATTCCGTCGGACAAACGGATTCATCCGGCGAAAGCCGATGAAAATAAAACGACCAATTCGGTCGAAAAAATGGAGGTCAAAGCTATGACTTTGATGGAACTCAAAGAGCAGAGCCCCGAGTTGGTCGAAGAAATCGAAGCCAACGCGGCCAAGGCTGCGCTCGAGAGCGCCAAAGCCGACCTCGCGGAAGAGATGAAAGGTGCCGTAGATGAAGCCGTGGACAACGCTGTTGCCGCGGAGCGGGCGAGAATGATGAAAATCGACGAAATCGCCAGCAACATCAACGATGCCGACCTCATCAAAGAAGCGAAGTATGGTGAAGAGCCGATGACCGCGGAACAGCTCGCCTTTGAGGCGCTGAAGAAGCAGCAGGCTCAGGGAACCGCATTTCTTGCGGACATGAAAGCCGACACGGAAGACTCCAAAGTCAACGACGTGAATGGCGCACCGAACGCCGGTGTCGATGAAGACGTCCCTCAGGAAAGCCTCGAGGAAGTCGTCAACAAAGTGGTCGACACCTATCTCAAACTCAAGGGGGAGAAAAAAGATGGCTAAAAAGCTCAACGAAGTCCTCGGCACTGCCGGGGCAGACAACCTGTTCAACGAGAACGAACCGGTCAACGATATCGTCATCGTAGACGCTCCGGCGAACACGAAACGCGGCACGCTTCTGACCGGCACCGCCGGTGGCACGCTTGCAGCTGCCACGGCCACCATCGACGCCACCGCGCAGTATGTCATCCTTGCGGACGACACCGACGAAGCGGGCAAATACGAGGCATATCGTGCCGGTCACTTCAACAAGAACGTCGTTGAAGAGATCACCGATATCGAACTTGACGCTGAGGCAGCGGAAGCCCTGAAGAAAATGGGCATCTTCCTGACCGACGCTGTCAAAGGCTGATAGGAGGAAAAGAAATGAACATCGATATCCTGAACACTCATTCTCTTCTCATGGCGGTCGAGCAGCTGACCCCTGCGAAGACCTTCCTTCGGGACAGATATTTCCCGACCAACACGAACACTGATGTTTTTTCCACGGAAGATGTTCTGGTCGACTACAAAGACGGTTCGAAGAGACTCGCTCCGTTCGTTGCGCCGCGCAAAGAGGGCGTTACCGTCCTTCGCAGCGGTTACACGACCGAGCGCTTCACTCCGCCTTACATCGCTCCGCGGAGACCGCTCACCCTCGACGATCTCACCAAGAGAGGTTTCGGCGAGGCTCTGTTCTCCAAACTCACTCCCGAGGAGAGACAGGCTACCTTCATGCTGAAAGATGCTGAGGAGCTGGGGGAACTGATCTCCCGTCGTGAAGAAGCCATGGCCGCTGAGACCATGCTCAACAACGGCTGCGTCATGAAACACATCGGCGATGACGTCGAGAATCCTGAGGAGTTCGAGATCTTCTTCCACGAAGGTGCCACGAACCCCTACGCGTACACTCCGGAAATTTCCTGGGGTCAGAGCGGCGCCAACATCATGGGCGATCTCCGCGCTATGATCTCCATGCTGACCTCGAAGGGCCTTCCGGCTTCTGACCTGGTCTGCGCTCCCGACGTCGCGATGTCGATCATCGAGGACGAGAAGGTCCAGAAGTACCTCGACATCCGTCGCTTCGAACTCGGCACTGTCGACCCGAAAGAACTGCCGGACGGTGCGGCTCTTGTCGCCGTTCTGAACGTCTTCGGCAAGTATATCTCCATCATTTCCTATGATGAGACTTACGTCAACGATGACGATCAGGAAGTTCCGTTCATCCCGGCCGGTCATGCCATTCTGACCGCTCCGGCTGCAGGACGCACTCTCTACGGCGCTGTTTCTCAGCTCGAGCAGAGTGACAAGGAGTTCCATACCTACACCGGCACTCGTGTTCCGAAGTATCTCGCTTCTGCCGAGAACAACTCCAGAACGCTGACCCTGAAGTCTCGTCCCCTCATGATCCCGAACAACAAGGGCGCATTCATCTCTGCGGAACTCGTTTTTGAGACCGAGGAGGAAGAGGGAAACCCTTAATCAGTCTGTCGGTTGACGCCGACGTTTCGGCAGACACAGATCTTTTTGGCAAGTCCGTCCAGGACCTGCAAGAAGACATTGAAGTCGGCGCAGAAGCTATCACTGGCACGCTGAAAGCGGTCACCGGTTTCACTGGTTTCAGCGGAGATTCTGAACTCCAATCAGGCCATTATCTTGTCATCCATTGCGAGAGTGATGGAGCAGACTCCATCACGGTCGAAATCGTTGGTGGGACATCGGGGCCTGTCACGCTGGATGATGACGGCATCTTCGTCGGATATATCCGCTCCACGGAGCAGTCTATCCGGGTCGTGGCGACTGCTGGTGGTGAATCTGTCACCAAAACGTTCGGCCTGAGTGGCCTGACGCTCGCAAGCTGAGAAAGGAGCTTGAAATGGTAGAAATCATCAAAGGCACGTTCGGCTACTTTGATGGCCGTCGCGTCGTGCCGGTCACCATCAAGGACGGTCCGCAGAACTGGGACCATGACCTTGAGCGGAGGCTCGTTGCGAGAGGCATCGCGAGGTATGTCGATGCCAATGAGCCCGCGCAGAAGCCTGCAGAGGCGCCCATGGAGGAGCCTGTTGAGGTCGAGGAACCTCAGACCGAGGAACCAGATTTCATGAAGATGACTGTCAAGCAGCTGAAAGCGGTTGCGGAAGAGATGGGCATCGACACGAAGGCTCTCAAGAAGAAGGCAGATCTCATCGCAGCCATCGAAGATGCGGCTCCGCCCGCCTTCGATGCAGGCGATGCCATCGTATGAGCAAATTCAAAGATCAGGTTCAGAAGGACATCTTCGGAGTCTTTCTGAACCTTGACGAATTCGCTGAAACTCACCGGATCGCCGGCAAGAAAATCAGATGCGTCTTCGACGATGACGCTCTGAAGAAACGCCAGGGCGGCGAGGAACTGTCCATTGCGGAGAGCTCTGTCATGCTCTACGTCAAGACGGCGGACCTTGGCAAGCGAAAGCAGGCCGGGAACACCATCAACATCGACGGCAAAGAGTATGTTATCGACGACTGGCAGGAGGATATGGGTGTTACGACCTTGACCCTCCATCAGCACACCGTCATGTAAAGGGGGAAAGCACATGGCAATCGTGACAACGCTCGACGCGGTCCGAGACTGGGTCGAGTCTGAAATCTGTTCACAGGTCCAGCTGAAGGTCCCCGACAATGACGTAGTCGATGAAGGATACCGTTTCAAACTGGTCCATCCGGCGGCATTCTCGATGTACACCCCGACCGACGACAAACTGCCGGAAGGCGTTGAGAGTTCTATCCCATCTGTGACGATACGGATCACGGAAGGAGAAGATACTCTCGCAAAGGGTACTCGCGAGATGAAGGTCACTCTTCTCTTCGCAGCCTGGAGCCCCGGGCTACACGCCGGAGACTACCTTGAAACGATCCGGTACGAACGGGATGACAATGGAGTACTGCGGCAGATCACGTCGGTCAAGAAGTACCCTGAGAATGCGGAAGTGTTCAATATGGACGCGGAAGGCTGGCGCGATGCCTGGAACTTCGTTGACACGGCGGTGCGGATCATCGAAAACGTCGAGTATCTCGGTGGGTATCGCTTCATGAAGGAACGAGGGCTGAAGTTTGCTCCGGTCGCTTCACAGGAAGCAACTCCCGAGTACTGGCCCTTCTGGTTCGCAAATGTTGAGTTTTTCATCAGCGAAACAATCGGTGCGGAGCGCAAGCACGCGCTGTACGACAATCTTCTATAAGGAGGAAAGCCAAATGGCAAACGAATACAAATACGGCGTATACGGCAAGCTCGGCCAGAGCGTCGGACAGAGTGCGATCCAGTCCGGCACCGTGTCTGTATATGTCGGTCTTGCGCCCGTCCACCTCATCCGTGGCTATGCGGACGCGGGCGTCGTCAACCATCCGGTCAAGCTGACCAACCTGGCGGACGCCCAGAACAAAGTCGGCATTTCCGACGACTGGGGCACGTATGGCCTGGCTGAGGCCATCGACGCCCATTTCAACAACCCGCTTGGGAATGTCGGTCCCATCTACGTGATCAACGTGCTGGACCCCGACACCATGCGGAAACAATCTGCGACTACCAAGACTGTGGCAATCGCGAACGGCACAGGTTCCTTCATCGATGCGGACATCATCCTCGATACTCTCGAGGTGTCTGTCACGACAACGACCGGTGAAGGCCAGGAAGCCGAAACGACGACCGAGACGCTGGTCGAGGGAACCGACTACACGGTTGCCTACAACTTCGCGAAGAAGGCCGTGACCATCGAAGGTCTTGAGGATGGCAACGTGACCGTGACCTATCAGACTGTCGACACTTCTGCCGTCACGAAGGACGAGATTATCGCCGGCATCCAGAAACTGGACGTCGTCTACTCTGAGCGCTTTGAGATCCCGAACCTCATTGCTGCTCCCGGTTGGTCTCAGATCCCCGAGGTCTACAATGCGCTCGTTTCCGGTGCACAGAAGATCGACGGTCACTGGGACGCCTTCGTCTACGCCGATCTCCCGCTGGTGGAAGCCAACGGCACCACTGCGGTCGACACCATCGAGAAGGCAATCGCCTGGAAGAACGCAAACGGCTTCACGGCGGAGCGTTCGAAGGTGTTCTGGCCGA